GGCTATCTGTTAATCTTACTTTACGTTGAACTCGTCACCGATTTCTTCTTCTGCTGCCTCACCGCCTGGGCCATTCTGGATCTTCTCTAGAAGTTCCTTCTGGGCATCTGGCGTTGGACGTGGAAGCATCTCGTCGATGCTCTTGGCTTCTTCAACGGCCTTGCGCTCTTCATCCGTCAGAGGGCGGGCCTTGCATCGTAGAACCTTAAGTTCGTAGCCAACGTTGATAGGAAGCGGTCCAGTCTTCTTCTTCTCGAAAACAACGTCCCAACCTGCGTCAACGTCCGTAGGATCACCCAGGTCTTCTGCTGCGCTGAGAATCTGCTCAAGAAGCTTCTTCTTCAGATTCCAGATCTTAACCTTACCGTCGGCAGGGTCGATCACGAGAATGGCGTAAGCCCAGCTGCACTTCTGGTCAGGGTAGAACTCCTTGACCCAATCCTTTTCCGCCTTGTCAAACTTTTCAGTTTCGCGGTTGAACTCAAGACACTCGAATGGAATGTTCTTGTTGTTCTCGCCCTTGATCCAGTAAACGTACCGGGCGGTAAGACCACCGAACATGCGAACCTTGTTCTCGCCGTTCTTCATTTCGAATGCGTCTGCACGGTTCTTCTGTGCGCCGCCTGCGGTCTTGTTAAATGCTAGTGCCATATTGTATTTCTCCGTTTTATGTCTTCTTCGTAGTAGAAGTAAATTCTTCCGTTTAATATACGAAGTAGTCTGTTTTGATTGATGGTGTCCTGATCCACAGGACTGTGGAAAAGGTCTAAGGTTTTGTCTCCTGATACACTATATTCGCTATAGTTCCTGAAACTCGCTAGACCTATATACTGAGCAACTTCTTTTGGTGTATACTTGAAAGCATACTTCAAAAGTTCGTAAGGGTTAAGCATGAAGCTGTCCCCGCGGAAATCTTTTTGGGAATAGTTAAACAGAGGGTCGGCGCGGTTTTTCGGAAGTCTCGAAGATGCGTGTGCTCTAAAAGCTAGGATGATCCTCTTGGAACTCATCCCTGTTACGCGTAATATCTTTCTCAGACTGTATGTAAGCATTATACCAGCGTCGAACCTCGAAGTCAAGAACTATTTTATAAGTGGATTATATCGAAGCCTTCTTTCATATAGAAACCCTTTCGATTACTGAACTGCTTTTCCGTAGTCCGTCCTCGAAAAATTGGATCAACTACTACAGGAGGAAGCTTTCCAGGGAACAACCTTTGAACTCGCCCACACAACTGCTCAAGCATGGGAAGATTATTAATCGGTGTACCTAGGATAACGCAGCTTAGTGGATTATGGGAAATACCTTCCTTGAAGATGGAAAGCGTTCCACATATCTCGTTTGTATCTACGCCTAATCTATCGAACTGAGCATCTCGTTCATCAGTTTCACCGATAATAAGTGCGCAGTTTCTTCGTTTGGCTATGTAACTTAGAAAATCTACTCGGTCAGACACTAGTAGAACCTGATGCCCCAGCTTGGAGTACTCTTCCATTTTATCCAAAATCCATCTGACGTAGTCAGGGTCTTGGTTTAGTGCAGATACTCGATGTGCCCAAACGTCTCCATAAGGAAATATTATTCGAGTATCATAAGCGTGAACCGTTGGATTCACGGTATTCTCTTTTCCGGGGCGATAAATCTTGTGACCGAAAAAATCGGCCAGAAGAACGTGCATTCCGTCCTTGCGCTCTAGTGTGCCCGATAGTCCAATCTTGAACCTAGCGTAGCAGCGGTCGATAACCTTCGAAAACGTGGGGCTTGGAGCGTGATGGACTTCGTCCATAATCAGAGTGCCGAACTCTTTTCCTAGCTTGTCCATTCGCTTGTACAGCGAACCCACGTTACCAATCGTTATCGGTGGCTTCGTATTATCGTGACCGTCGCCGATAAGTCCAGGCTTGAACCCAAACACTTTCTCGACTTCCTTGGCCCACTGATGCATTAGCGCCAGGGTATGTACAACAACCAAAGTCTTCTGCCCTAGCTTTCTTGCTAGAGCTAAAGCCATGAACGTCTTACCCCAACCAACTTTTGCGTTAATCAGGCAGTTGTCGTCTACAGCGTCGTAAATCTCTTGCTGGGACTCTCGCAGTTCCCCATTAAACTCAGGAAAATCAACTGGACTAAATACTCGTTTGTCCACGATCTCATAGTTCGGAGGAATAAGGTCAGTTCGTCCCGCTGGGATAGATAGGATACCCGGTCTAAATACAAAGAAGTTATTTATGACTAAAGGCGGTCCGTCTCCATAAGTCGGAATCTTATAAGTAAGTTCCTTACGCAGCTCTAGATCGTGCTGTTTCGACACTTCCAAAAAGATTCTGTTGCTTATTACTGCTTTCATAGTTATCCTTGTTTGGGGCGGCCGAAACCGCCCCCGGAGGGTTACTCCTGATATTTTGCTCGGAGGTAGCTTTTCACTAGCGGGCCGCGAACAACATCGTCAAGACCGAAGTCAATGAAATCGAATTCGTCCATTCTTCTCAGAACGTTGTTAAATTCCTTGATTCCACTCTCCTTAGGTAAATCCGCTTGATGCGTATCTCCGCAGAAGATAATACGATTGTTGTCACCCTCTAGTCGGGTAATGACTGACTCAAGTTCGTGAAAACTCATGTTCTGATACTCGTCTACGACGATCACAGAATCTCGAAGATTCATACCGCGAATAAAAGAGGTCGTCATGAACTCAATGTTATTCTTGGTTTTCATCTGGTCATACGCGTCGCCGCGGTGAAACAACTTCGTTGCAATCTCGCGGAACGGATTCTCGTAGACCTCAGTCTTTTCCTTTTCAGTGCCAGGTAGGAAGCCGATATTTCGGGTCGCAACAGCGCTACGAACGTAGACTAGCTTTTCGTATCTGTTCTTGATCAAAATATCGTTAAGTGCGAGGTAACTAGCTACGAACGTTTTACCAGTGCCAGCCCAACCATGTGCGACAAGATTTTTGTTGCTGTCGAACATAAGTTCTTGGTTCTTGGTTAGAGGCTCAATCGTGTCCAGATTAAAATTATATCTGTTAGCCGTTACTGCCTTGCTTTTACGAGGCTTTCTTAATTCTTTTCTTTGCATTTTACTCCGTTACACTCTTCTGTAAGTATCCTTTGTAGGAGAACTTACGTAATCATAGAGCATCCAAGGTGATGGGCCGAGGTGTAATACCCTAGCCCAACCTGGATTACCGAGAGGAGGCCTCGGAATGGTAAATGGAGTAGTTACCCCATGTAACCAAAGTAGCGAGGCTGTATCCTTTTTATCTACCCGAAGAATCTTGTAGCATTTGAGCTTACTACTGAGTGTCTTATTGTAAATAAAGGGCTTGCCATTGCTATCAATGAAAGTTTTGTGCTTACACTGTAGCAAGTCATGTAGATTCGTTACTGCTTTACGAAGCGGCAGCAAATCCCGTCGGCCGCACTGAATCCGACGTATACCTAGAGTTTTTCCAGGCATGTTTCTTTCGTCCAGCACCTGTCCATCTAGAAAGAGGACTTTGTCCTGCTCGAACCAATTGGCACTAGGCAGGACAAAGAGCGGGTATTTAATCTTTCGAAAGTCCTTATAGGTAACTATCATCGCCATCAATAAGACCGTGAGGGAGGTTAGTCCACTCTTTCAGTCTCTTAAACTTCTCGACAACGTACTCGTCGGCATCGAAGTTTTCGTCAAACAAGCCCGCTTTGGTAGCCATTTCCATCAGTAACATGAAGTCAATAAACTCCCGTTGTACAAAGTGGTTGTTTGGCACGTTTTTGCCGTTTCGACAGAAGTCAGTACCAGTTCGACGAATCTTAGATAGCTCCTGGATTATCTCGGCGGCCTCCTCTTGTAGAAGGCCGACAAGTTCCAGCTGAGTCGTGTTTAAGTTGTTCTGATGTTTCATAGTTTTCCTGCGTCCCAGTAAGCCTCGTACTTATCGTACTTTGTTTTGCCCTTAATTTCATCGTTACCGAATGAATAGTCAGGACCGACTTCAAAGTCGCAACCGATTGGAAAACCAGGAATAGACACGCCACGATCTTTCTGAATAAAGCCTCGAAGGGCATCCTGGTACTGGTCTAGCTCGTCGTCCGGCACTTCTGCGAGCACGGAGTCATGAACCAGTGCGAAAATGCGAGACTTCATACCGTTTGCGGTAATGTACTTCTGCATATCAATCGCACCCATAAGGTTTACGTCTGATGCGTTAGACTGCACGAGGAAGTTAATCCCTGAACGTACAGTGTGACTAGCAATAGCACCATCACTAGAAAACACGTTTGGAAGGCGACGCTTACGACCGAAGAAGCTGTAGATGAAACCATGCTTACCAATATTCTTCTTGTTGTCATTCAGCCACTTAGCAAGCCCCTTAAAGGTTGCCATGTACTGCGTGATGACCTCTTCTGCCTCTTCCTTGGTGTACACAGAACCGGAGTCCTTCGTAACCTGCCAAGCAATCTTGTTTGCACCGCCACCATACATGATCGTGAAGGTAACGGTCTTTGCGATCTGACGCTCTCGCTTGTAGAGCTTCTTAATCTCGTCAGGCGTTCCAGGCAGCTTAAAGACCTGCTTGGCAACGGAGGCGTGAAAGTCGCTTCCGCTAGTGAACACTTCGATAAGCTTCTTATCTCCGGAGAGTACCGCAGCCATGTAAACTTCTGCGGTGGTCAAATCCATTGATACGATGTTCCAGCCCGGACGAGCTTTGATACAACCCTTCACTGCTGCGGTAAAGCCAGGAATTTCGTTCCCGTCCTTATCTTCCGTCGTGTTATCGCGAGGAAGCTGCTGCATGTTAAGCTTACCAGATGACGAAAGTCGTCCGGAAGTTGTAGAGTGCAGATTGAAGCCCGTTCGTAGACGGGAATCCATGTCCAACTGCGGAAGGATCTTATCTAGATAGGTGCTCTTGATCTTGTTCTTCTTACGAATCTCAAGAATAAGTCCTGGAACAGGATGCATTTCTGCAAGCTCTTCTAGAACCTCTGCATCCGTGGAGTCCTTTCCGGTTCCCGTCTTCTTGCCAGTTGGCGTAAGCCCCAGGAAGTCGAAGAGAAGCGTACGAAGCTGCATGACCGAGCCTGGGTTGAACGGCTTGCCCTGGGCCTTCTCAAACTCACGAATGATCGGGTTCTCGTACATACGAGCCGTAGCAGCGTCAATATCAGTCTGCATCATGATCTGAGCCTTCTTCAGACGCTCAGCATCGAACGGCACGCCGTTATCCTGCACGGCCTCTAGAAGGGTCGATCCTGGAATCAGAATGTTGTCGTAGACCCACAGAAGCTTCTTGTTCTTCATGATCGCAGGCTTCAGAATGCAGTAAATCAGAAACGTTACGACAGAGTCGATTGCAGCGTATGTCTTGATGATATCAAAAGGAATGAGATCGAAAGTGAAGTCCTCTTTCAGAACTCCGTGCTTCTTACGATATTCCTCGATAAACTCGTACATCGGCTTTTCGTAGTCACCATACTTGGTGTGCTTGAGCGCCAGCTGCTTTAGACCATGACCACCAGGATTCTCGTCAATGAGATAGTGGATAAGCATCGTATCTTCGTAGACTGGAAAAATCCAGCCGAAGTGATAGGTAAGCATTCCACGATCGAACTTAGCGTTGTGGAAGATTACGGTCTTTTTATTCCAGAGTTCCTGGAGTAGTGTACTGACGGCTTCTGTGATGCAGTCAGCGTCGATATATGCTCCATGATCTCGCTCATAGCAGAGGGAGATTCCAAGAACGTGTCCATCGCGAGGATAGAGGCAAGTTGTTTCAGAGTCGAGTGCGACAAAGGGGTTGGGGCTGTCGAGAGCCGCCTGTACGTACGCGATTGCCTCACTTTCCTCGGTGATGCCGTAGAACAAGTCATTGTCGAATGTTACAACCTTTGTTGCTCCTGTGACGTACCCAGTCAGGGACTCCTTCGAGTCCTGCCATAGCTTGTTAGCTTCTGGCTTAAACGAGATCATCGCAGGATTAATAATTGGAATAAACTTCTCGTTCACCACCTTGCCGCTGTACTCGGTGATAGAACCTTGCTTCGTGAAGTACTTGAAGGCGTCAGAGCCTACTAGAATGATCCACTCGTATGCGTCAATATCAATCTCAATATCGACGTCTTTCTTCAGTACCTTCTTAATCGTTCGATCGGAACACAGCGCATATCGGTCAAATTCAAACGCATCTTCAAACGCGTTCTTATAATCCGTGTTACTAGGCTTTGTCTCGACGATGGCAATATTAGCCATACAGCATCTCCTTTAGTTTGATCACTTGTCGGGCTGTCAACTCACCCGCATCGTTCACGTTCTTTGGCAACGTGACTGTTCGTGTTGTCATTTCTAGCGACTCGGCTAGCTCGATTACTGTTTGTGTTGCGTTTTCACCAGCTTCGTCGTTATCGAACAGTACGTCGATACCGCTTACGCCCTGTACCTTTAGAAGAATGAGTTTGTCCTTTGTCACCTTGCGTGTACCAAAAGCACAAACTACATTCGTTATTCCCTTGTCGTACAGATTGAGCATATCAAAGATGCCCTCGACGATGATGACTCGACCCTGCACAGGAGTTACCCTGGCCGGGAAAAGTGGGAAAGTACTGTTTGCTGGTTTAATTAGATATTTAGGTAGCTTTTCAATCGTGAGCGCGCGCCCGTTGAAACCGAGAATCTTTCCGGATAGCGCCCGGATAGGAAATACAATCCGACCAATGTAATCGTTGTGGTTGTGTTCAAAAGCTTCAAATTTCTGATAAGTTTGTCCACTGATACCTCTGTAATCTCGTGTGAATGGTATGGCATTGACTGGCATGTCAAGGCCGACGTTCTCTGCTAGCTTCTGCTCTAGCTTTCGCTTGAACAATTCCCTCTTCTGCTGTAAGAAGTTAATCTTTTGGTCAAAGAAGGTAAAGATGTTTCCCTTGAAACCGCAAACGAAGCAATGAAAGATGCCGGTGAAGCGGTCAATTCTCATGCTAGGATCGGAGTCGTCATGTTCGGGATTTAAGCACACGACCTTTAAGTCTTGCCCCGCTTGGTTAAACGGTATTTTCTTTTGCGTGAGTAGAGCTTCGACTTCCATTATACGGTCCTTTCGGTCTAATGTCAAGAACTTTTTCAACTAAGGCTGATCGCAGCTGCTTGATTGTCATTCCACTAGTATCTAGCGAATTGAGCCAAGCTATGAGCTGGTCTCCCGCGTCATAGAAGCCGAGCAATCGCCCAGCTTCTAAACTTGGGTTGAACTTAGTCGTCATAGACACCGCTAGTCTTAGTCGAAATGTCACTGACGTTGAAGTCAGATTTACCACGTCCGCCCTTCTTTTCCTCTACTGGCTTAGCCATAGACTCAGGACCGATCCGCAGACAACTCCAGTTCATCTTAGAGGTGAACTCTTCTTCGTCACTCGCGCCACGCATCTTGGTAGTCGTAAACGTCATACCTGGAGTATCTCCCTTGTGGGCGGTTAGTGTAAAAGCGGCGTCTGGGGCATCGAGAATACCCTTTGAAAAGCGAGCTTCGCCAGATGCGTCAATCTGGTAAGGTGAATAGACTGGAAAACGACGGTCCTGCGCGATTGACTTCAATCCCGCCGAAACGTAAATCTGCTCCTGCCAGTCCATATTATTGATACTATGATTTGATCCCGCAACACGCTTGACTTTCTGCACGTAGTCGACAACGGCTAGTCCGATTTCTTCACCCTTTGCGACACGTTTATCAATTTCTGCATTGATACGGCCTAGCGTAAGATGTGGGTCATAAATAATATCAAGGTGATCGGCGCGAAGTGGTTGACGGGAGACAGACTTGTGGAAGTTATCGAAAGCTCTATGCTTCAGATAAGCTTCGTAGGCTTCCTCGCCATCAATGTAGCGGTTGGACCACCACTTTGCCAGACGCATCCATTCGTCTGTGTCCATATCACGGTTACGAATTTTGCTAAAGCTAATTCCCGTGTCGATAGAAGCGTCACGCTGTAGAATTTCGCGTGATTCCATCTCGATGCTGAAATACAGCACCTTTTTCTTTTGCTTATTGATTACATGTCGAGCAATGTTAGAACCAGTAATAGACTTACCGGCACCTCTTAGACCTCCGACCATGATGTAATCACTTGGTCTAAAGTTGAATCGGTTATCGAACTCGTCGTTAAAACCTAGGGTGATTCTGCCTTCCATTTCTTCCTCCGAGTCAAACAAACTGATCTTCTGCATCGTCTCCTCGGCGGCAGTCAATTCTACTTTATCTTCTAGATCCATTCCGATCTGTTGAATATGCCGTACTACTTCTTCCGCCGTCTCGAAAGCCATAGATGCGTCGACCCACTTATCCATCTGGTACAGTGCTTCGCGCTGGGCATACTCGCTTTTAAGCTGTTCTAGTAGGAAGTCGGGTTCGGCTTCTGTTTCAATACTTTCAAGTGCATAAACTTTATCAAGCGTAGCTGCATCACGTACACTTAGTTTCAGCTCCTCCAGTGTGGGAAGCTTATGAAACGTATCTGAGTGCTTGGTAATAACCTCAAAAAGAGTCTGATGCTCGCTTGGTAGATAATGCTTACGCACGTTTGTCCACGTGTCGAAGTCTTCCAACTCCAATACGCGGAAAATAAGTGCGCTAGCTAGGTTCAATCTAAGTCCCTCCAAACAAGATTAGGCGGAGAAGCAATGCGCTTCCCCGCCGTTTTCTTCAGTCAAGAAGGAGGATTACTTAGCCGCCTTCTCTGCCTTTGCGGCACCGTCGTAGTCCTTTGCGGTGACTGCACGACGCGTCAGCATCGTCTTCACACCACGCTCGGTCTTATCGAGGGCGGCTGCAATCTCCGCAACCGTCTTGCCGGAGACGTCGCCCAGGCTATCAAGCGAGTCAGGAGCCTGACCCTTCACGTCGCGCTGCTTTGGCATCGTCAGCGAGTCGTCGTTGCGAAGCAGGCTAAGTGCCTTACCACGAACGCTGGCGACTGGCTTACCAACTGCGGTTGCGATATCCTCGACGAACGCGCCATCGCGCATCATCTTCTCAACCGTTGCGGCCTCGTCGTCCGTGTAGGTCTTGGTCGTCTCTGGACGCGGCGTTGGCTTGACGTTACCCGTCAGTTCCATGCTCAGGATCTTACCCTGAATTGCGCGCGCTCCGAACTTTCCGCCTGCGAAGTTTGCAGCGATCTCTGCGTAGGTGTACTCACCGTCGTGGCCCTCTACGAACTCCTGCAGATCAGCTGCCTCTTCGTCCGAGAACGCCTTTGGAGCGGCAGATGCCAGCTCAACCTCGTGACCCAGCTTGCGAAGCTTGCTGGAGATCGAACGTGGTGAAGTTTCCAGTTCCTCGGCCAGACGGGTGACAGTAGCCTTGGTTACTGGGCTCTCACCGTTAACACCAGCTTCAAGAGCCGAAGTGCGTTCGTCGTTCCACTTAGGAAGTGCATTAGTAGTCATTAATAATTCTCCATGTATTCTTTTAGGTTATGTATGATCTGGACGCCATCATTGGCGGCCTTGATTGTTTTAGCGGTTTCTACGCCGCTTTCGTTCACAAGGATTGTAACGTCTTTCGTAAGACTATCCTTGACAGTAAATCCCAGACTTTCCAAGGCTGCTTTGGCCGCTGCTTTAGTGGGGTAGCTTTTTAGCTTACCGCTAATGCAGACAACGCCATTATCACCCGTCGGTCTTGTATCTTTGGAAAACTCAAAGCTGAATGGAAGATGACTATAGCTGTCAAAGTTATTGTTTATCCAATTCAGTAGGTTTTCAGTCGCCTTAGGCCCTATTCCAGCCTCTTTACAAGTATAGTCGTTAATTTCAAAAATGTCAACAACTATTTTAGAAAGCTTTTCGGTTGCCGTCTTTCCGATTAGCGGAATTCCGAAAGCTGGAAGAACCGTGTTAAGCGGTTCCGACTTCGATCGCTCAATTTCGGTAAGCAGCTTAGCAGCTGTCTTTTCCGAACCAAGCATCATCACCGTATATTCTGCATCCAACAAGTAAATGTCTTCAACAGTTTGCAAGGCGAGCTTCTCGATCGTGCTGGGGCCTAGACCCTTGATCTTCAGAGTCTTGGCGAAGTGCTCCAATTGCTTGAAACCCTTTGCAGGACAGTCATTATTTTTGCAGTAAAGCTGGTCATTGACCCAAATAAGGGTCGAGTCGCAGCTTGGGCAATTCGTAGGTGCTTCGATCAATTGACTGTCTCTCTGCTCTTGATGACTCATTATATCCACTTTTGGGGTCAGAGTCAAGGGTTAAATTTTTGGAGGTTAGACCTCAGTGGGAATCGTCTTCAAAATTTCTTTGAGGGCGGAAATATTGAAACACTCCGTGTGACCACCAAACTTTTGCTGTGGTTTGTACTTTTCATCGAGCCACAATTCGTGCAGATACTGCTCCAGGTAGAACACCTCTTCTAGTGTTCCGTAGACCAGCTTCTGAATACGAATCTCGTAGCCCTTGAAACCTAGAGATCGCTTTATTGCGTCTCTAAAGTTCGTACCTTTTGTGATTCCAATTTTAACGGCTTCTCTTTCGGAGGTTGCGCGGTTGACAAGAACAACGCAGTAGAGAACACCAGGTTCTTTAGCCTTTTCAGGGTGGTTCTCAAAGAATGTGGGATTATAGCCCCCTAGACTCATCGAGCCATTCCTTTAGTTCGCCAAGGCCTGCTGAGCCGGTCTTTCGAGCAACTTCCTGCTTGTCCTTAATCAGAACAAATGCTGGAATACTACGAATGTGGTAATCTGCACGAAGCTGTGGGTTGTTGTCGATATCGACGTCGGTGAACTTGATCTCGTCTTCCAAGTCGATCTTGAGCTGATCCATAGTAGGCATCATTGCCTTGCACGGACCGCACCAATCTGCGTAAAATTTAAGTAGTGTGTACAATCTAGTCTCCATATACTCGACGTATAACCTTAGGGATAATCTCCCCGGATCGAATAATCTCAATCGAACAGCCAATCTCTAGATTGAGCTTTCGAATATGAGCAATATTGTGTAGGGTTGCATAAGTGACAGTTGCGTCACCGATTTTCACTGGTTTAATAATAGCACGAGGAGCAACAACTCCGCTACGACCAACCCGCCATTCAACATGTTCTAGCGTAGTAACTACTCCCTCCTGTATTTCCTTGAGGGCGTATGCACCGCGTGGATGCTTACCAGTAAAACCCAACTCTTCAAACAGAGCGTTGTTGTTAACACGAAAAACCAAGCCATCCTGCGGAAACTCGTCCCAATCGCAGTCACCGATCGTTTTGAAGTTCAAACCGGCAAGCAGCTTGAGATCGTCACGGTAAGTGGCAAAGTATGCCGGAAGAATACCGTAGCTGACAAAAGCCAGCTCACGGGTCTTAAACTCTTCTAGCGACTTTAGATTGAGTGCGCCGGCTGCGTAATTGCGAGAATTGGGGATAGTCTTAGGAGCAACTACCTCACCGTTAACTTGCATAACCGGAATCAGCGTATCTAGCTTGTTTGGAACTAAAGTACGAAGCTTCTCGGTAATATCCAGTCCGGCGACTCCGTCGCCACGAGTCAAAGCGAGCGAAAGCCGTCCCTCAATATAAAAAAGAGAGACTGCTGCACCGTCAAGCTTAGGTGTTTCAACAATGTCATCGCTGGGAAGCTCGATCTGCTTTCCACCGACGAAACACTTTTGCAACGAGTACAGGCGATAAGCGTGTGGGATTGCACGACTTACGTCAACTGCTGCTCCCACACGATCATAACCGTAAATACCTTCTAGCCGATCAAACTCTGCGTCTGTAATAATCGGTTCCCCGGCTTCATACTTGGCGGCTGCATAGGCTAGAAAGTTTCTCATGGCTGGTAAATGTTTCCTATTAGATCTTGGAATTCTTCTACGATTACTTGCTTTGCTTCTGCTAGTGACAGAATCTCAACAAGACCGCGGAACATTTCTTTGCTGTTTTCAATTCCGAGAGGCATATTAACGCCTTCGTTGGATGGCTTAAAATCACCCTCGAAATCCCTGTAGTATTTGCGAAGATATAGATACTCAACTCCTCGAAACTCGTTGATACCTAATCTTACTTGAATGTCTTTTACTTCGTCGTAATAGACGATATGGCTGTAAATCTCATCGGACATTCTTGCCTTCCTTCAAGGCATTGCTCAGTGGCACCACGCTGGTGACATTCGCAGCCTTGAGAAGACGGTATGAGTCTACATCCCAGCAGTATAGAAGGACCGTTTCATCGGTTTCCTTTGCTCTATTTTGCTTGTCCTGAATGTAGTCATTGTCAAAATCAAGCGTACATACGTTGTACTTCAACTTGTTTGACTCAGCGCTTCTATAGTTGATGATTGCATCGCCGTAGTCTTTTACAGCGCTGATAAGTTCTTCTTTTGTCATTATTACTCCAAAGGCAGGTTGGCACTCTAGCTTTGGTTAGGTTTACTTATTGGAATACTAAATGTCTCTGTATTGCCTTTGCGTAGGACATTTGTTTCCACTAGGTAATCACTATATTTTTGTTTAAGTTTCTGCTCTTGTTCAAACGCTTCGTAACCTGTTGAAAAGCTTAAAAACCAGACACACTTCATTTCAAGCTGGACCCATTCCGGCCCAAATCGCTCTTTTAGTGTTTTGTTCGTTACTCCTAGCTTGTAGATGATTTTACCTCGATCTTTGAGGCTAATAAAATACATACTAGCTGGTTTATCATACTTGAACCCGGCGGTCGAACAAAGTGGACAACCACGACCCTTTAGAATATCATCAGGCCTTACGTTCCACTCATGTCCTTTTATACAAGCATGAAGAATGGGCTTCTTTGCAGCTATATACTGCTCCAAGGGATAGAAATCTATTTCTCGGTCTAGAAGCTGTTGCTCATACTGTTCATGGGTTTTCTGCATTTGACATGAGTAGACACGGGCTAAATCGCTCTAGCCCGTGTCAAGATATTAGTCGTCCGTGGACGAGGTGATCGCGGTGATAACCGCGGTGAAGTACTGAGCGGCCTTACCCGTCAGCTTGCTCACAATCTCGCTGTCGACCTCACCACCGTTGCTGGTGATGGCCTCAGAGAGAGCAGCGTGTGCAGCTTCCTTGCTTACGCGAGGAGCCTTGTCGCCCGATGCAGTAGTCGTGGTCGTGCTGCCACCGGAAGCTGGCTTAGCAGCGTCCTTCTTTACGTACTTACCGGACTGCGTGAGAATCATGCGCACTGCGTTTGGCGAGTGTCCCATATCCTCTGCGATCTTCTTGACGATCTCCATGGAGTTCGCAGGAGTTGGATCCTGCTCCAGGTACTTGTCGATAAGTTCCTGCTTCTGTTCGTCGGTCCAAGTTGCCATTTTATTGGTATTCCTTCTGTTGTTAGAGATGCATTATATGATTTTGTAAGCGTGAAGTCAAGAACTATTTTAGTCGTTGCTAGTCAGAGACTCGGCTGGAACGCAGTAATATTGCGTAACAATACCCGGAACCTTAGGCACTTCGTTTACCATATTAATAAAAGCCGTAGTGCAGGCTTCCGAGGATTCAAAAGATTTATGAACCATCTTATGCTCATTCGGATTTGCTAGATTGAGCAAAAAGATAATTAGAATTGTTTTCACTGATTTGTGTCTTTCCAGATGGCGTATCTTGCCAGCTTATATTGTACTCGCCGATTGATCTTAGCTCGGTCAAGCTTGTTTTCTTGAATTAAGTAAGTCAGACTAGCCAGCAAATCGCCAACCTCGTCCTCTAGTTCGCTGCGAAGATCCTCGCCTTTGTAGTAGATACTTGCACCACGAATGGACATAATCTTACCACAAATTTGAAGAACTTCGCCGCTTTCCTCGATAACCTTGGCCAATCCAGGCCAATTGGTATTTTGCATCGTATACCCGGCATCGGGGTTTGCCGACGCCATTAGCTTGGCGTACTGTTCGGATCGTTGCCGAATCATCTCAGGTGTACTAATTTTCATTAAATCTCCAGAATTAGATTTGGATCAAAGTTCTCGTTCTCTGGCTCACCATTCGGGCTCAAATGAGCGTAGCCACGCGGATTCGCCACAACACGAGTATCACCGATCATGTAATCGTGCGAGGTGCACGTGTCCATGAGTCCACAACTTAATGCTAGGATGTGCGTCGATGTAGCGGTCCAAGTCCGAAGCATAACCGTAGTTAATCAGACCGGCACCACGAAAGCGCTCGGCAATGCTACGCATACTGGGTGCGTGGTGGCCCACAACGACCATACGGTCGTGCTTTGCCGCAGCTTCGTCAATTAGACGCACAGCTTCGTAGTTGTAGAAAAGCGTATCGTTTGGTCGCAGCTTACGATAGCTTCCACCCTGGTTGCGCTTGATAAAGTGATAGTCGTTCAGACCACTCTGCACAGCCAGCTTTGCACCCATCATATCCCGATTGAAGTCGGTCCACAAAGTCGTGCCAAAGAAGTGGACTCCGTCCAAATCAATGCTGGTGTTATCCAGGATCGTCAGATTGGGAATCCAGCGCAGGTTGTTCTTCAGCGTCACAAATGTGTCGTCGAAACGCCCGCTGTAGTGTTCGTGGTTGCCTAGAACATAAATTACGCGCGGAAAACGCGCACAGGTACGCTCGAACCAGTTCAACCAGTCTTGTGCATCCTGATAGTACGGCGACTGCTCGCTGCGCTTGAAATAATCCGCAACGACAATATCGCCGGAGAGAACGAGAACGTCTGCTCCGGCGTTAGTAATTTCAATTGGAGCGAACTCCATGTGTAGGTCGCTCACTAGCTGGATTTTCATTTTGTTCACTTTCTGCTAGTCGCTTCATCGTCTCTGGAAACCTATCATACGTTCTGCGAGCTAGAGAGTCAAGATCTAAATTAGACCTCGTCCCCGAAGGGTGGAGTCCACTCGATGACGGTCCCATCGGCAGCGGTGTACCGAACTCCTTCGGTGGTTGCATTTTGAGATAAGTTTCCAACGAACTTTCCTCGCTTACATCCAAACGATCCCCAGACAAGTTCTTGTCCGTAGAGATTTCGCATAAATACTGCTGGTACAGTGTGTCCCAGAACAGTGGCGTGTCCCACGGATAGAACTGTGGTAGAGGGGAGAAAGCGTGATCGAATTTCATTCTGCGACAACATTCCCGGCTTGGTCATACATAGTTACCTCAATTTTAGGGCGATCGGCCTCATAGCCCTCAAGCTGCTCATCCCAGTCAAACTCTTCTAGGACTTCGGCCATTACGTAGTAAAGAAAAGCATCTCGGCTAATATTTCCAGTAATGTCGCCAGGATATACTCCGGCCATATTTTCCAGAAGCTCCGCCGCTTCACGCAGCTTTTTCGCTTCATACTCAACCGATTCGGGCAACATCAAACTCTCCTAAACTGGCAAATTCCTCATCGTCCGTAGACACAGGTTGCGCACGACAGTGCGCCTCATACTCATCCCAGAACGGCTTGTTACGCCGCTCAATCTCATCCGCTAGAATACGAAGAGTATTTTCGTCAAAGTAGCCGATGACCCTGCCGTCTGTAGTCTTAGGCCAGAATGCCCAACCTAAGCTGGCTATTTCATTTACCAGAAGGCCGTCCTTCTCTAGTTGTTCGAAGAACTTATCGTGCGTCGATTCGGGCATTGATTTCCTCCAGACTGATTGGCGTGTAGTTAATATGCTCCATGCACACGTTGATGTAGCGATCGTCTACGACCTCTTTGAGAACATCGCCATGAGCGCCAATCAGGGTATTCTTCATCACCAGATTGTCGTGCGTATGACCGTGCACGTTCACATTCCACCGCGTTGACAGGCAGCTAGGATGGACCGGAATGTGCGTTGCAACGAACTTGTCGAACTTGTGAAAAGCCTCGACAGCTTCGATACCTGCATCGAAGTAGTCCTTGTTCTGGTTCTTGACAAACGGATCATGGTTGCCCATGAGCAGTTTGAGACGACCGTTCAGTCGGCTCACCAGATGAAAGTTGCGTCGAGCGATGACAAGATCACCCAGCAGATACACGCGATCGTTCGGCTTGACGACACGATTGTGATTCTCGATGATCGTCTCGTTCATGTCTTCCGCGTCGACAAAGGGACGCAGGGGCGTCACGCCGTCACGCTTGAAGAACTTCATCATGTTCTCGTGGCCAAAGTGATGATCACTGGCGAAAAATACGTTGCTCATTATCGCTCCAGACTATACATACATTCGGTGGTCAGCAAGAATCTACCGTTATCTAGCTGAATAATGGTTTGAAATGGGGCTGTTTCATCGTCCCGTACAATTACGCCAGAATGCTTTCTGCTCGCATCGTACTCGTAACAAACGGAAACCCGCTTACCTACCCACGTACCCTGTTCCGGGTAACTATCGAAATTAATACCTGCTTGAATGCCCATTACCACCGCCTCACATGAATGTCTTGACCACAGTTAGGGCAAGCGAAGCCATCCGCTCCGTCCGATCCACCACCGTAGTCCTTACCGGACCAGAGGTTGCGAACTTCGCCTTCAGTATATTCAACGATCGAAGCGCACTTGCGACAAGTAATGCGCTTTACTGCCTGCTCGTCACGTCCAACAACTTTTGCCATTTCTGTCTCCTTATGCACTCATTATAGTTCGAACGGCCACCCAAGTCAACACGTAACTTGAGGTGACCAAAATTTGCGTGTTCGGCGCTACCAAACGCGAAAAAGCCCGCCAATTTCTTGGCGGGCTAATTTGGAGCGGGTAACGAGATTCGAACTCGTGTTGACACGTTGGCAACGTGTAGTAATAGCCTCTATACGATACCTGCAATAGTGGAGGAGAGCTAGAGAGTTGAACTCTAAACGGGTATTAGCCGTTCCTTTGCGCTAGCAGGGCAAGACGACCACCAGGCCGCATAACTCTCCAATAGGTTTAAAAGATCCAGGTGGCTATAAGACCGACTAGAAAGCCGGAGAAACCTACCAGGGAGTACGCGAATACGGCAGAAACGCCGTCTTCGTAACCGTCATCGAAATCGTCGTTTTCGTAAGTAAAACCAGAATCCTGCATTATACACCTCTCTTTTTGCGACGAGCCTCAATCCAGTCGCCAGCTGCCGTCCAAGCGTACCAAAGTACCCAAAGAGGCCAGATTGCTGCAACTACGAAGTGAAACAGTCTAATTTCAGCTTGATGCTTTGGAGCCTCTGCAAAGATGGCAACAAGGAATCCAATGAATCCTAGAACATATACGACCAATAGAACGATTGACCAAACTGGCATTGTGACTCCTAAAAGTGGAGCCCCCGAAGGGAGTCGAACCCTAGCACAAGAGGGTAGAAACCTCAGAGCCTATCCATAGGCGGGGGCGTTAAATTGTTGATCGGTAATCGCACTTCTGACCGGCATACTCAACTGGCGTAAGCGCTTTAATGTAGTAGTCGGGAGTCGTAGGTTCGTTATTGTATTTCAGATTATACGCTGATACAAATCCAATTGCATCTTCGTAGGAGTCATAAGGACCGGCGTAACCGTCAACCTTTGCACCCCAACCACGTTCGCTCTCATACATCGGAACTACGTACTGCATATTACCTCTTTTTTGTTAAAGTGTAGAACGAAGCTGAGGCCGACCAGGCCTTCCGACCTAGGGCGTGTACCATATTTCGCTACGAGGAAGCATTTCGCCGCGCTCGGCTGGAATCGAACCAGCAACCTCGACTTCGCCTATAATGGTGATCCGAGAAGGAGTCGAACCTTCCCTACAGGCTTCGTAAACCACGTGGCATCCATACCCCGGACCAATTAGTTTATTTCGGAATGTGTTTCTCTAAGTAAGGATACATTTGAGCTAAAGCCTTAAACAACTTTAGTTCCCTATCAGTGAGTGGCTGCTCTGGCAGGCCGACTCGATCACTGCGGAAGAACCTAAACCCAATACGAGTTAGTTCTTCCGCAATATCCGCACCAATTAGATCAAACTTACTTACCATCTAGCCTTACCACGAACACAGTGATCTGCTGCGTAAGATGCAGCGAAAGCTTCTGGCTTAATCTTCGGATGAATACCCGTAACACCCAGAACATAACCAACTGCTTCCGCGGCTGCTTCGTTCGACTTGTGCTTTGGGCTTGCGTTAATGTCAAGGTGGATTTCACAGTGACGACCGTCAAGCACGTCGGCAATTGCGTCAAAAACGTCGATTGCGTGCTGCGCTTCCGTGACCATTCGTACTCGAATGTTTCGGAAGTCTGGTTGTACCTCACTGTAGTGAAATACGCGAGCACCGTGCTTTGAGTTCATGTGAACTACGATAACCGTGGTGTACTTTGCAAACCATCGGTTGTTATCCTTGAACACCTTGGAGTCGCAGCCGATGTAGACGCTAGACTCTGGCGAGGACGACGCGATGATCGCCTTTGCTAAATCATAGTTGTCAGTCATTGTACTGCTTTCCTTAGGTGGTTGAAAATGGTTGCGGACCCCGGAGTCGAACCGGGAGGGGACCTAGCTTATGAGACTGGTCTGGACCACTCCTGCGCCGCAATGAACTGTATAAATATGGCGAGAGACCGGAGACTCGAACTCCGCTCGGCGGTTTTGGAGACCGCTGCCATCACCTGATCGGCCTGACTCCCGTATTTGGTACTAGAGGCGGGGATCGAACCCGCAAGCGCCGGAGTTTGAATCCAGCAGGTATACCATGTTCCCGTCACTCTAGCATGGTGGTAGCACTAGGGATCGAACCTAGGACCGTTCGCCTATCAAGCGAAAGCTCTACCAGTTGAGCTATACTACCAAAACTATACTCGGCTTACTCACATTTAAGTGGTCGGGG